AAGAATATATACTATTAATGTATCGTATCATCTGGTCCTGGACCATCATCTTGACCCTTTTCTAGATACTTTTGTTCCTCATATTCTTCTAATACCTCATCTAGTTCATCACGAAAATTCATATCTCTTTGATCAAACTTTCTTCTCATAAATTCATCCATTAGATGCTTTGATTCTTCAAATACTTGTCTACTTGATTTGATATCAATTTTATCATTATCTCTTATGTTTAGCCAAGCTGTACAAGCTTCGTCATAAAAATCTATAAATTTCTTATTAATACTTGTTCTAAAAAGAACCGCTGTCTTTTCTACTCTAATACTATCTTCTGTTGTGAATGGAATATAAGGGCCTAAATTTACAAGAACTCCACCAGTCATTGCTGGAGCTAAGTTAATATTCATAGGGAAATGAAGTTCCAAATCACCATTAGCTTCTCTTACCATTGCAAACACTTCTTTCCCATCTTTAAATTTTACAAATTCGTATTTTGTATTATCGTCTATGTATGGCATTTTGGGATCCTTACTGAATGAATTTCGTAATTAAAACTCTCTGTACTATAGATATTTATACGATCGGAGAAGTGATTTAGTGTATAATTAGTATTTTTCTTCCATGATAAATCATCAGCTATATCATATAACACTATATTTTCTTTATCATCTGTCTTTCTAAGACCCCTGCCTATTGATTGTAAATTTCGTATTCTACTCTTACTTGGAGAAGCGAATACAATGTTATGTAATCTTTTAATATTAATTCCTGTTGAGAAGGTTCCGAAGCTAGCTACTATCACTGCATTGTTTTCTTTCTCAACAATTTCTCTGACCTTTTCTCTATCTAATGCATCAGTTCCACCAAAGACAAAGAAACATTTTCTTTTAGTTGAATCATTAGCAAACAATTCAGAAAAAGAACTATACAATGGTCTACCATGTTTTTCTACAAATTGAAATAATACTAGTGTATTACCATCTAACCCATTAACTAAATTCTTTATAAAATTATTTCTTTTCGGGTTTCTAACTATCCAATCCATTTCTTCTTGATAAGTCATTTTACTAACTAGTTTTCTTTCTTCATCACAATATGCTAATACTAATGCTTTGATATCTAGTTGAGCTAATGTACCTTCATCCATGAGTTCTTTTGATGTTGTAACAAAATAAGCTGGTCCAAACATACCTTCTAATTGAAGTTTATGTGTTTGTGTGTCTTGTAATGTACCTGTAGTTCCGATCTTATATTTAACTTCTGTTAATGATTCCATAATTTTTGTAAGAGATTTAGCTTGAAATAAATGAGCTTCATCACCAACTACCATTCCAAATTGATTTCCAAAACTCACAGGCATTCGCATCATTGTCTGCCAAGTTGTTATAACTATTGGTGCATTATCATAATCTTTATTACCACCATACAGTTTAGCTACATTACCTTTGAAACCATAATCTTTAAAGTCTTTAGTCATTTGTTCTACTAATGATGTTGTAGGAACAATAATAAGAGCTTTTCCGTTCTTTTTAAGAAAGTTATATCGTATAAGACTGTATATCATTAATGATTTTCCAGAAGCTGTTGGAGATACTAATATACATTTTTGATTATGTGCTGCGTAAGCTACAGCTTCTTTCTGGTAATCTCTAAGTTCTAAAGGAATATCTTTAACTATTTCTTCATATCGTTCTATTGTAAAAATATCTGTTTCAGGCTCATACCCTTCTATCTCATAATTTCGTTCTTCACAAAATTCTTTGAGATATGGGTATAGTCCCAGGTAGATTTGATTTTTATTAAGATGAAACAGTCTGATATAACCGTCCCAAAATCGTTTTCGAACTGCAGGTATAAATTCGGCACCAGGAACTTTGAATTTAAAAAATTCTGATAATTCCTTTCGTATTGAATCTTCTGTTGAAACTGATAAATAAACTTCGTCTAGTTTATCTATTACGAGCCTGCCATAAACTTTCGCCATTCTATAATATTCTTTATTGTTTGATGTCTCCATGTGAGTTGAGATACTATATCTTGTAAGTATTCAACCACTATTTTACAATATTCCATTTTTTCGATTGCTTGTTGGATATCCTTATCTGCACCAAAAAATTTATCATAATCTGATTTCAGTATCGTAAGGCCATTAAATGGGTCATAATCCCAATTCTTTTGTTGTATTTCGTCTTGACTTAATTTACCTGTATACCAAAGCCATTTGTCTTTTTGTAAAACTTTTAATTTACTTTCGTATCGTATTTGAATTAGTTTTTGATTAGAAAGAATTTCACTATACTTTGCGTGTAGTTTAGGAACATTTAGTGAAGAAGCATCTAATTCTATGTCATCAATTAGACAATCCTTTTTCCACATCTCCTGGATTTCAGTTAAATTTTTATTATTCATACTATATATTATAACAGCTTTCGCTGAAAAGTCAATTAACTACTGGGTTTTATTGTGTAATAAGTGTATCTCAAAGTTAAATCACATTGTGCATATGCTACATCCGATGTATCAGTTGTAAAATCAATAGCACCCAAACTTGTCGGAAAACAATCAACAAAATTGATTTCTATATTAGCATTATTAGATGATGTATTAATCATAAGAGTTGCATCTGAATACATTTCTAGATTATCACCTTTCGTTGCTAATGAAATTCCTGTTCCAGTTTGGCCTGTTAGTGCTCTAAAATCTGCTGGGTCAATACCTGGTCCTAATGCCATAATCCAATCAAAGATTTCTTGATAATTTTTCATATCTTCATCTACAACAAATTTTACTGTTAATGGGTCAAAAGTTATTTTATCACCAGGTAATGTTGATTGAATTGCTAACTTAGTATCCATTAAAGCTTCACTAAAATTAATTGAAGGTATATTTACACCTGTACAAAAATATCTTGTCTTTGGTAATTTCGATATTATTAAATCAAAATTAATTGGAGACAAATAGTTTAAATTTGTTGGTTGGTCTGATTGCCAATTAGCTGTCGCCATCTTCTTCCTCTATTCCCCATGGTAGGTCATTCCATCTATAAAATTTTTTAGTTGGGTAATGATAAAACCAACCTTGATATTCATGATCTTGTGTTTCAGATTCTACATACAGTTCTTCATTATTCATTATTATAATCTCTGTTTTGCCATTTTTCTAATAACCAATCGTGCCATCTTTCTTTATATTCTTCAAAATTTAACCTATTTGGATTTGTTATATGTTCATCTTCATAGTCTAGCCACATTCTTGAACAAAAACTATCAAAAGTATTTATTAATTTGAACTTTTTTTCTTTCATATTACTATTTATGTTTTATATCCCAATCTTCAATTGCTTTAGTAATAGCTTCTTCTGCTAAAACTGAACAATGTAATTTAATAGGTGGTAAATCTAAAATTTCTGCAATATCTTTGTCTTTAATCTGTCTTGCTTCTTCTATTGTTCTGCCTTTAAGCATATCAACAAACAAACTAGAACTTGCAATAGCAGACCCACAACCATAAGTTTTAAATTTAACATCTTCTATCAATCCGTCTATGTCCAATTTCATATCCAATTTCATCACATCTCCACATGATGGAGCTCCTACCATCCCTGATACCACATTAGGGTCATTAGGATCAAATCTTCCAACTGAATGTTTTTCTGGATTTTTGAGAACACTTTCAAATCTCTCTACTACTTCTTTACTGTATGCCATATTAGTATTTATAACAAAGAGAGGGTATACACCCTCTCTCCTTTTGAAAATTTACTTTTCGTTGACAAATTCATTAAGTTGTCTAGCAACTGTAATAACATCATCACCAACAATCTCTCTTAACGGCAAAGCTTTTTTATCGTTAGGGAAATTATCGTTATGCATGAATATAGCATCAACTTCTCTTTGGTAGTTTCCTTCCAAAAGACCTTGTGCTTGATTTAGTAAATCGGCTCTGATTTCGAACCCTGATTTGTTATCGGACATGATATCCTCCTGTGTGTATGTGTGTATGAGTTGTCCTTTTGACTTCTCTACTTATATTTATAACAAAAAAAAGAGCCCCGAGGGGCTCTTTGAAATCAGTTATGATTTAGATTTTACAGTAAGTTTAAAACTTCGAAACTTCTGTAGTAAGAGTTAGTGCTTGTCGCAGCTAAACCATTAGCAGGCGTTGAGCCAACATATGGATTACTTACCATTCCGTATCTAGTTTTGAAAGCCACTTTCGGTTGGAAAGTGTTTTCACCAACTGCTCTCACCATTTGTAGTGGGACATATGGACAATAGAACACACCAGCATCAAACGGATTTGATCCTCTGTATCCAACTGTTACATAGCCTTCACCAGCTGTTACACCAGTAGGTCTTGTAGACGCACTCGCGTAATATGGGTCGATATACACTTTCATGCTGCCATTTAAGACACCAGCAAAAGTGTTTCCAGTGTCATCAACTGATAAATTAGTTGATAATGCTGGAGCATAGTCTAGTACACCAGCCATTGCAAGTGCAGACGCTACATCACTAGAACATAGGATAAAGTTACCTTTACCTCTTCTTGTTTGTCGTGCTATAACATTAGCATTTCTTTCAATGTGGTACATAAGACCTTTGAATTTTTCAACTGACCATCTACCTGATGAATCAACATCTAGGTTAAATTGTCCGTTTACAGAAGTACCAGTTAGGTTACTTTCTGAGGCAACACCTTCGATCTTAGCTTGATCATTAACTGTTCTTACAACTTCTCTGTTGATTTCCGCTAGGATTTCACCAGATAGGATGTTAGCAAGTTCAGTTTCAGCATCAAGGCCATGAATCGCTTTAAGGTCTTGCGCAAGTTCTATAGTATACTCAGCTTTAAGCGCTCTGCTTTTCGCGGTAACTGTAGCTTTTTCAATCGTGAACGACATTTCAGCGATAGATGAATCTTTCTCTGCAGTAGCAGTAGTATCACCAGCACCTGTTGTGTAGCCTGTTTGAATTGCGGTGTTTGCAGAACCTGATGCAAATGGATCAGTTCCTGCGTGAGTACCAGAACCAGAGAAGTCAGTATCAGCTTCGTTGAACAGAGCTTCTGTTCTTGCGACTGCTGAACTGTCATCTACATATCTTGCCTTCATCGCGAAGATAAGACCTGTAGGTCCAGTCATTGGTTGTACACCACAAATATCATATGCTACCAAGTTTGGCATTGCTCTACGAACTAATGAGATAAGAATTGGATCCCAGTTAGCAGCCGTAGCAGAGAATCCACCTGGATCACCTGCAACAGTTCCTTGACCGTCACCAAATGCTTCGTTTAAAGCACCTCTTTCTTCGCTAATTGCGCGTTCTTGGTTTTCAAGAATTACAGAAGTAACAGCTCTCTTGTAGCTATCTTCGATCTTTGGAAGATCGGGATGCTCAAGTACTGGCTTCCACTTTTCTTGAAGGTTTTCTGACATAAACATTTGTTTATTTCCCCGTTTAAATTACTAAATTAATTATCTAATTTAGCAAATTTATTAATTGCGGCAGTATATTTAGCCATGCCTGGATCTACAGGAGTTTCTTCCTGAGAACCGAAATTGGCATCGGCTGAAGCCACATTACTTTCATCAGAGACAGCTTCAAGTTTTTCACCTTTAAAATATGCTTCTTTCAATGTAGAAACTTTCTCTACGAAACTTTCTTCATTTTCATAGTCAACATCTTCGGTTAATTCTTTTAACTTCTCTTGTTCACTATCAGCTAGGTCGTTAGACGCTTCGCTAATAATTCTTTCACGCTTTAGTTCCTCGATATCTTGAGATAGCTTGATGTTTTCGGCAACTTCACTATTCAATTTATCTTCGTTCTCGTCAAGTCTGTTGGCTAGTTCTTCAACTACATCAAACTTTTCTTCTGGAACTTCAACATAATGTTCCTCAAACAGTTTTTTCAAACCGTTTATGAAATCTTCTGTGAGCTCGGTTTTTAAACCACGCTCGATCGCTAGTTCATTTTCTGATACCCAGCTTTCTGCTACATAGTTAAGATAAGAATCGACTTTTTCTGTCAAATCTTCTTTGATTTCTTCAATCGCTTCTTTAGTGGTTTCTTCGAATTGGGTTTCAACCTCAGAAACTTTCTCTTTAACTTTGCTTGCAACGGCTGCTTCAAAAATAGTCTTAGCTTTAGATTTGAAATCTTCCGATAAATCTTCATCAGCGACAAGAGCTTCTATGTCATCAGTCATATCGACTTCATAGTTTTCTTTCTTGACTTCTTCTTCTTCATCTTCCATTTCGTCTGTTTCTTTTTTAGACTCAACAGGAGTTGTTTTCTTCTGAATATTTTTACCTTCGCCTTTATCTTCATCTCTATCTTCATCATCAGCATCTTCTGATACTTCTTCTTCTGATAGTGAACCAATAAAGTCTTGGACTTCTTTTACAGATTTATCTTTAAGAGATTCTACAACACCTCTAATAAGTGCGTTTCGACTTAGTGACTCTGATTTTTCTTCGTCGCCATCATCTTCGTCTGCTTCACTCAAACCAGCGTGTGCTGCTTTAAGTGCTTTAAGGTCCATTTCTTTCATGGACGCTACGGCTTGTTTTAACAATTCAGACTTTGACATCTCATCTAATTGAGGAGCTTCAGAATCAGATTCTGCTTCTTCTTGATTAGGTATAGATGTCTTATCTACTTTTGTTACACCGTCATCAGCCTCTTCGCCTTTTTCTGCTTTAGTCGCTGCATTAGTTTTCGGTGCCGGTTTAGTGGCATCTCCAGCTTTTGCTGCAGCGTCTGATGCATGTTTTTCAGCGTCAGGGTCTGTTTTAGATTTAGCCGCAGGTGCAGATCCGCCTTTTCCAGGAACTTCGTGTTGAATTTCCTTGGACTCGCCAGATTTGCCTTCTGTTATGACTGCCTCTATAGTGTTTTCTAAGCTTGACATTAGAATACTCTCCATTAAATTATAAATTAATTAATTTATTCTCTATTGTTATTTATAATATTATAAATTTTCAAGAAAGTCAGAAAACGCTTGTAATTTGACTTCTTGAAGTTTATGTGTCTTAGCTCTTAATATATCATGTTTCCATTCTTCTATTTTTCGAGCTTTGATCACTCCATTATCCCAAATCCACTCAACTCCTTCCATTACGCCGTTTACGAACGCGTCAGGAGCAGAAGGATCTGCTACGATATCAGCCGCTGTTGCTAACTGAAAATCTGATTGCACCAGCTGCACACCACCTTTTTCATTGGATGCTTTTAGTGAACCCATACCTCTACTAGATACTCCTAGTCTCGCGCCATCTGATAGAAGGCCTTTGACTATTTCTCCCATAGGGGTAGATAAAATCTTTGCTTTTCCGACAAAATTATTGCCGTCCTCTTTTAATGATTGTATTAAATGAGATGTTCTTTCTAAATTAATAGTTGGTCCTTCTGGATGCCCTAGCTCTCCATAGGCCCTTTTTTCGTTAATATACTCTTTAGTATATCTTTTAACTTCTTTTTGCATTATCTCTTTTGGATATATGCGACCGTTTTTGTTTTTTACTTCGGTTTGTAACATAATACCTTCAATAAAAACAGATTCTTTACCTGTTTTAGGGTCTTGTTCTATTAGGTAATCTATATTATCACACCATTGTTCTGATATTAGTTTCATTTGTCTTTCCCTTTAAAATGCCTTGTTTATTTCTTTGGCATTGTTAAACATTCTGTCTGCTAGTTTCAATAGTTTTTTCATTACATCTGTTCGATATGTTATCAAACTTGGGTACATATGCCCTTCAATCTTATGAATTGCTGCTATATGATCCATTATTTTAGCTTCTGGCTTTCTTCCTAGCATTTGAGCCAACATCTTAACTGAATCGTTATGTTGATTTCTATCAGTTAATTGTGCTATTTGATCTATTTGTGCTTGTGGAAAATCTCTTTTTTCACCTAAGAAATTAACCTCTTTAATCATATCATCTATTTTCGACTGTTCAATGATTTTTTTACGAACATTAAGACCTTCTTCAATATCTTCACCCATAAGTTTAACAAATTGTGTTGCAGACGCTTCTGCAGTTCTCATATCTTTAAAAACACCAAGTTCTTCTGGTTCTTTAGACGATTTAGGCTTAACCCAAACTCTAATTTTTTTAGAACCTTTCTTTTCAGCATGATAAAATACTTCTGTATTTTTAATCTTAATTCTTTTAAGCTCTAATTTCTTAGCATCAACTTTGAAATTAATTTCATCTAACTGTGTTCTTAGTTCTTTAAATGACTTCATGCTGTGAATGTCCAATTCTTTTTCCAACCTGGTCGATATGTTGTATAATCGTCAGGTGATCTGTCATTGAAACCTGCTACTTTCGTAGAAAAAACTCTACCATTAAGTGTAATAATTCTTTGACCTGCGAAATGTTTAGCTACTAGTTGCGCAACTTCTTTTGCTGGTGCTCCATTACCCTTAATATGCATTGTACCACCTTTCTTCATAGAATTGCCCTTAAACCATTCTAAAGTGATTTTTTGAGCTTTATATTCTGTTTCAAATCTTTGTGGATTATCATTATTAGTTTGAGCCCATTCAATAGTTACAGCTTCTTGTAAGTCACCTGCTTCGTTCCACATTTTTAAATAACCTTGTCCTGGTGTTGTCCAACTCATATCTTTATCTCTGTTTATCTCTGTGAATGTAATACTGAACCGATTTTAATAGATAGACCTTTATCCATTCCGGATTCTATCCATCTCGCAATTTGTTTTTGAACCATTGCTACATCAGCTTGTGAACCACCAAGATGTCCTAATTTTCCATTAGTAATATGAACTTCTCTACCTTTTATAACTACATCATTTCTATTTTTACCAACAGTACCCCAAACATCTTTCTTTAACCATTTTGTATCTACAATGCTTCCAAATTCTTTTACTAAACTTTTCATATCGGCTGTAGGAAGTCCAGATACATAGATATGCGAATACTCTGTTCTTCGATTCACCGCATCACCTACTTTATCTTTAGGATTGTCGGGTTTCAGGTTCATATTAACCCTTTCTTTTAAATCGTATCCTTGTCCAGGTTGAGTCCAACTCCGTGAGTAGTCCATTTTATCCCTCTGATTTTTTTTCTTGGCTATTTAACCAATCAATTTGTGTTTCAACTCTTTTCAAATCAATTGCATCAAGTTGTTTGTCTTTCATTAAACCTTTAAAAGTTTCACCTGCAGCGATATTATCACCACCGGATACTTGGTCAACAAACTCTCTTGCTTTATTTTTATCTACCATAATTTATTCCTCTTACCATTCTGCTGGATCTGGCATATCATCATCAGGTCCAAGTCCGACCGCACCTTGAGATTTAATCTCTTTGTCAATAGACTTGATTTCTGTTTCAGATTGTCTAAGAACATTCTTTCTTATCCATTCTTCTGAATAATATTTGCCTACAAATTGATCCATTTGTTCTAGAGTATTGATTCTTTCTCTCAATATCTCCGCTTCTTTAAGTTCTGTAAAATGATTGTCTTTTTGGAAATCGTATGAAACATACTCTTTCATGTGTTTCCAATCATCTTCTGTTATAACATTCTTTAATAACAGTTGAGTTCTTAAAATATCATCAAATAATCTAGAGAATTTTAGTCTAAGTCTATCAACAAATCGTGAAAACTTGACCTCATCTCTTGAAATCTCAGTCGCTCTACCAATAGCGAACGCTGTTTCTGTCTCTAATCTAGAAATTGGTACATTAAGAGACTTGTACAATTTCTTTTGAAAATATAAAATATCTTCAATTTCACCTAGATTGGTTCCACCTGGTAGTGTTTCAATCTGGGTTCCTCTTCCACCTTCTCGTCTAGGTAACCAAAAATCTTCCAGCATATTCATATGCCTTCTGTCATCTTTAACTTCACCTGTGTCAGCGTTATACACTAACTTATTACGATAATTAGTCTGAACTTCTTTCAAATACTGTTCAGCTCTCGCTTTAGGTAAGTTACCTACATCAATGTAGAAGATTCTTCTTTCAGGTGCTCTTGATATCCTATAGATAACAAGTGCATCTTCTAACATTCTTAGTTGATTCACAGGTTTTAAAGCCTTGTGTAAATAACCAACTACTACTGTTTTATTGTAATCAAGTAACCCGGAAGTTACATGAGTTACAGCATCATTATGGATTCTAACAGTCTGGCCAGTATTATTACCTGACTTATCAAATCCTGCATCGTTGTAAATATAATATTCTAATATATCTTCAACTATTTCAACGCCTGTTTTCTCGTCTTTTTCTTTTTTGACCTCTCTGATCTTTCTGATCTTCTGTGGGTCAATAGGGCGTAGACCTTGAATTCCTTTCTTCGGAGCTTTCTTATCAACCATTTTATGATAATAAAGCCTTCCATCAACATACCATTTTCTGTATATGTCATGGGATAAATCCCGGAATCCTAATAATGTAAGTACTTCTTCAAATTCTTCACGAACTTTCTTTTTAGTACCCTCTGGTATCTTTTCAACTCTATCTAGGTTGATAGATACTGGAGAATCTAAATCATTAGCTGCTAAAGACTCGTTTATGATATCTTCAATAGCACTATCACATTCTGGAACTAGTGCCATTGTTCTGTATCTTGCTACTAGGTCGGCTTCATTCTTGATTCCGCCTTCCATGTCAACATACTGACCAATGACTCCACCGGTAGCTGCAAAGCCACCCATTCCCTGTTCTGTACCAATCTCAATGACTGATCCATCATTAGAAGGTGGGACGAAACTTTGTGCTTTCGTTTCGCCCTTCTTCCGTTTAATCTCGTATCCAAATAAGTCCATATTATATATTTATACTCCCTCTAAAAGAAGTTATTTGCTTCTTTCAAAGTGTGAATAAGACCAAGTAATATCAAAAGTTTCAACAGCATCAGCACCACCACTATCTAAAGTAATGGCTCCTAGAGCTGTTGGCCACATATTAAAAAACTCATAAGTGGCTATAATATTATCTGCTCTATCCAATTGTGATACAGTTGCTCTATCAGCCATGTATTCATAACCGATAGTACCATTACTTGCATCTGTTGGAACAATTTCTGACATCCATGCTTCAACAGCTGTTCTAATAGAAAAGTCATTGTCATTATAGACACCAGTAACCCAGTTATCAAAAGTTCTATCACCAGCCAAATTAACAGTCATACCTTGATAAGTTATAGGTGTTGGTGTTATTGTTTGTCCGGGTAAAGAACTTGTATTGACTAGAAATTCCTGTCCACCAGGAAGTCTTGGTATAAAAACCTTAAATCTGTTAGCTCTTGGACCAGCACCTATAAGATTTGCTTTAAATTCGTTTATTGTTGCCATTTTAAATTCCTCCTATAGTATTTATGCTGATTCACTAGCTGCTAAACCAGGTGCACCGTAAACTTCATTGAAATCTACTCCTGATCGACTAGCGACAAATGTTAAAGTTATATAGTTGATACTTCGAGCTGGTTTCACAAAGATACTAGCTACGAATTGTTGTGCATCGACTACTCCTGCAGAGTTATTTGATTCGTCACAAATAACTTTAAAGTCATAAATTCCTCTACGACCTTGTACTTGTCTCAAGAAAGGCTCTACTGCTGCTCTGAAATTAGCTCTTGTGAATGAATCGTTAAATTCAAACAACTGATTTTTAGCTGCTGTAGAAATAGCTTTCTCTAAAGTAATAAACAATCTACGAACATTAATTCTACTGAATGCACTTGAGTCATTAGCAACTAGAGTTTTATCTCCGAATAACATTGTACCTTGTCCTGGAAATGTAACGATTGGGTTAATTCTAGACCTATAAAGTGTATCTCTATCTGCCTTTGTTGGATTGAACGCCAATTTAGTTACACCGAAAATCTGACCACGATTTAATCCAGCTGGTGAATACCAACTGTCATGTGAATAATCGGTTCTAGCACAAATTCCAGCCATTGCGCCATTAGCTGGTACATAGATATATCTATCATTGTACCTGTCGTAAATGTATAACCATGTACTATCCATGATAGCATATGATGAACTATTTAATGTATCGCCTGTAGCCTTGACATTAGTAGCACCGGAAGTTCCAGTATCTACAACATCAGACCTAATTGGTGAAAAGAATACGACGCAATCTTTTCTGTCTTGAGCGATGTTCATTAATTGATTGTAATATGAAGTTGCTTCGGCTCTCGTTACAACTGCATTGCCCGATCCGTCATCGGATTGGGGGCTTCCTGATATCATCAAAGAAATATCTTGATTATCAGCACTACCAAAGTATGTATCCCATGCGGTTATTCTTTGACCAGTAGTTGGTTGTCTACCATCATTACCATTCGTAAATGAACGGAATTCAGGTAAAGTTCCAGTACCAAAAGTAACACCCAAAGCAGCTGAACCAGCTGAAGTCCAGGTAGAACTATGATCTAACCAGTAAATGTATTCACTGGTGTTTTCAATAACTGTAACATAATAGTTAGTTGCACCAAAATCGTCTTTTGCATCAGAAGCTTTTGAAACATTCTCGAATTTTTCAAGAATAGTTCCAGGAGTTCCTGATATAAGACCATCTTCATCAATGACTACAATATGCAATTCATCAGTAACACCTGCTGTTGATCTTCCAGCTGTATAGCTTGAAGTTCCAGGTGCACCATTAAATTGTCTTGCAAATTCCCACTCTCTGGATATATTAGCACCACTGGCTACAGCAGCTCCTAATCCTTGAGTAGAGTCATCTTCTTGTGCAATGGTAACCGTTGCGGCGCCTGTTGAACCCGAATCAAAAGTAATTGCAGATACTTTGTATCTAACAACATCAGAACCAATAGCCGTAATAATATCTCCAACTATGAATTTCTCACCTAGAGTTACTTCGATTGAAGTACCACCTATAGCTGAAGTTCCATTAGTTGTTGTCACAGTGGTTGCTGCATAAGCTGCTGTTCCACCACAAGAGTTAATCTTTAAGCTATTGCCTAAAGCTCCTGCGTGTCTAGCACCATATTCACCAACAGCCGCTGAACCGTCATTATAGTTCGCTCTATAATGTGACAAGTTTTTTATTAATAAACTTTGTCCAGAAGTTGTTGTTGCATTAACCATATTTGTGGTTGCTGGTCTAACTACTTTTAAATCTATACCATAGTCTAAAAACATAGCAGCTGGGTAAAAATGCTCAGCCATTATATCAGTAGAATCTGGTTCCCCAAACAAGTCTACAAGTCCTTTTCCAGAAGTAACAGTACGAACCTCTTCGACTGGTCCCCAGCCAAAGTGTCCTACATATGCTCCTGTCGAACTTGAAACCGCAGGTATAACATTAGTAGCATCTATTTCTTGAACCAGTACTCCTGGCGAAACTTGAAATGCCATAATTTTATCTCCTATTAAATTTATATTTCGAAATATAAAATAAATTTTAAAGTCTGATAGATTAATTCTATCATTAACTAGTATTTATAATTTAGTAAACTTTCGTACCTTCAACAACAGTCCAAACATCTCCACCTTCTATATAAACCTCAGGTTCATCTGAATTGGCATTAAACATACCAGCTGGTGTTAATTCATCTTCTATCATTTGTTGTTGTTCATCATATAACATCTTTTTCAATTCTAAATCTGTTAAACTCTGAAAGAATGGTGTTGTTATAAACCATGCAAATAGCACTAAATTCATAACTAAATCATCATGATTACCACCATCAGCTTCCCATGACGAACCTTTTGATACAAAGGTTACTAGTTCGTTTATTGTAAATTTGTCTATTACTTGTAATTTGTTTTCTTCCATTAACTCTTTTAATGTAGAACACCCTATCTGTTTAGTCTTTTTAGTCATTGTAACGCCAATTCCTGATGATTTAACAGAAGATGTGGTGAATACATTCTCATATTCTATATCATAAAAGAGTTGATTGCATACTATCTGTCCTTGATCATTGTTCTCTATAACAACTAATGCTTCATTATACATTTTAGCGAATCTATGAATAATATCAGGGAATAGTAATGGAGAGATCATATTATCTCTATAAATGCCTACTTGTCTAAATGGTTTTTCTGATAAATCGAATATACTAAATGTTGAATAATCTTGTCCTCGTCCCTTAGCTGTATCTACAGTCATTACATAATCGTGTCCATTTTTGGGTTGTTCATATAGATATACATTTTGTTTAGACCATATAGGCGCATGATGTTGTAATCCAAGTAATGTATTCGCACTAATTAGAGTATTACCTGTACCTAAAAATGAATTACCAAATTCTTGTTCAAATTGTAATTCAGAAGTATTAGCTATTGTTGTAGCCTTCCATTCTTCATCTCTACCAGGAACATCATACCAATTAACTCTAAAATCTTTGTATTCGTTTTTTTCTTGTACAGCTCCTTCATATAATTTATGATACATATTACCTATACCATTAGCTGTAGATGTTATGATAACTTTAGATTTTCCACCTGATGTAATAACAGGATATGTTGATGTATAAAACTGTTCTGCATTTTCTACAAATGCAAACTCATCAAGATACAATAAGTTTACTGATAACCCACGAATTGAGTTAGCTCCAGTAGCTGATGCAATTATTCTACTATCATTTTCAAACTCTATTGACCCTCTGTTCAATACTTTTGTACCTGGTTGTAAGAAAAAGGGTATATGTTCTAACATTGTAGTTATTCTGGCCAACATTTCTCTTGCTATAGAACCTTTGTTTGCTAATATAGCTATAGTTTGTTCTGGTTGAAATAGTAAATACCAAAGAAGAAACGCACAAGTTGTAATTGATTTACCTGATTGTCTACACGCTAAAACAACACTAAAACGATTCTCGTCAAAGTGTTCTACTAGTTCTTCTTGATAACCATAAAGTTTAAAAGGTACTAATCCTTCATCAAGAGATATGATTTTTACATAATTCTCTATAAAATGTATAGGACTTCCCATACATTTCTTGTATTCTAGTATTTGTTCTTCTGTCCACTCAGATTCAACACCAGCTCTTTTAACATTTATGTTTCCGAGATAGCCTTTATTTTGATGCGCCATGGTCTTTTAATAGTCTTTGTAATTCTGTTGATGAACCAACAAATAATTGATTTTGTACTTTTTTAGGACCAGAATCATCATGATCCAGTTCTTTCATTTTAGCTTGTAAGTCAATTAATTTTTCAGTTGTTTCACCTACTGTTTTGATTAGTTGTCCTGCTACTTCATATACTCTAGGGTGTTCTGACTCTCTAGCGATGTCTAGAATGCCCTCTATTGCGTCCTGACCGCGTTCTACAAGACCGTAAAACACTTCCCGACTATACTTGTAGTCGGAAGTTTGTTCTTCCGTTTTAGAATGGTTACTTTTAGATAAAGTAGGAAGATTTTTTTCTACTTCAACAATTTCTCCTTGAATATCAAGAAGTTCATTTAATTTTTGATCGACTTTACTCATAATAAGTATTTATGACTATTTAGGATCGCTGGATTTATCGTCTGAATAAGTAACTGTAGGTTGTTCAAAGAAATCTGTTGTTTCATTATATGTATATGTACCATCTGGATCTGCATCACTAGGGTTTGGCATAACTATTTGTTCAACAACTTTACCTGCTGTATCAGTATTTGTTATTTCACCGGCACCTTGTTCTATATAAGTTCTAGTTTTAACTGTTCTAATAATATCTGAATCTCTAACAGGACCATAGATGTAATTTTTCATAACAAAAGATAAATCATATCTTAATACTTGTCTTGTTGTAAAATCACCTTCGTATTCATCAGTTTGAGATACACTTGTTAATGTTATAGGAATATCTCTTTTATCAGCCATATCTGGTACTGTATTAATTGTTACTGTATAATCAGGTGTGAAGTAAGGCATTATCTGTTCTATAATCTGTAATCCATCATCTGTATTTTTTACTAATACACTCAAATCAAATCCTAAATTGTATGGAGCAGGAGCGTATTGGTATTGCATATTATTTGGATTACTAGGTATTGCTTTCTTTAATTGAGTTCTTTTAGTTAATTTTCTAGTAGAATCATACTCTATTGAAGATAATTCAAATCCCATTCTAGGAAGTGAAATAGCAGTTCTTGTTAGAGATAAATCAGCTGATTGTTGTAATCTTGCTATCCATTTAGCTCTAGGCCCATATGCTAATGGAACTTTAATAAGAGTACCATCGGCTCTCTTAATATTAATATTATTAAACAATGTACCAAAAACTGATACACTTCGTTTAATTGTTTCGTGATAAAAATGTTCTCCAAACATTATGTAGCCTCTCCAAATGGATTACCTTCAGAAAAATCTATGATTCCATCTGCATCTGTTTCTAAATCAAGATTAAATGCTCCCGGATCTGATGGTAGAGTTTCTTCAGCAGCTATTGAAACAATACTTCGTCTTGATATCAAACTATCTTCAAGAATAAGTGTATCAAAAGATGATGAATCTGAACTTGTCCCTGACTCCAATAAGAATGCTGTTGCATCTGTTTCTTGAGCTATATTATCTGTACCTGTTGTACCATCTGTTATCATTGAAGGGAATTCTATTCCAGCTGTTCCTGATTCAAAATCAATAAGGTATCCTTCTTGTCCTGTTCCTTGGAAAATTATTCTATCTCCTTCCGAAGTAGCCTCCATTTCTATATGTCCTTCAGTTACATCAGTTGTCATAAAACTTGTATAAGTAGCTGGATCACCTGTGTCTGTTGTCTTAATTGAAGATATTGTTAATTTATTTGTTCCTTCACTCCATGATGAAACAACACCTGTAGCGATTATTGATGATGTTAAAAGTTGTGAAATAGTTTCACCTTGTACAAATGCTCTCATATCACTATTATCATTCAATGTAAATTCTATTGATTGAGCTTGTGCCAATTCTAAATCAGTATCAAGAGCCGGAACTTCTGTATCAAATTTCTCACCAGAGTATTCAAATAAATCACAAGTCATTTTAAAGACAAATAATTTATTCATTTGATAAAATGGATTTTCGTGTTCTACAAATTTTATCTCAAATAAACTTTTTGATAATGGAAAATAGATAAGATCACCTTCATTAGGTCTCAATCCTGTAGCAAGGTTGACATCTAATGAAACAAATCGTTCCCAACTTCTTCTTGATATAACAAAAGTAGCAGTATCTCTAATTTCTACTCCGAATTTAGAATACAGATCACCTTCACCTTCAAAACCTTCAATATTTTCAAGATACATTTCTACTTCATATGCATCTTCAAAACTAGAGTTAGCGGCATCTCCAAGTATTGTATCTTCATTTACTATTTTTCTGGGTAGATAATAACAATTATGTCCATACATGCGTAAGGACTCAACAACTAAATCTTCTACAAGATTTTGTTCTGTTTGTACTTGTTGACTAAAGTGTACATTTGTTGCCATATTATCCTTCCAATGTTGTTATTCTTGCTTTAGCTGCATCTAAATCAGCTGAAAGTTCTTGTACTGCTTTTAATAATCTCATTTGAACATCACCATATTTTACTATTTTTACATCTCCGTCAAAATCTCTAGAAGTATCATTGTCATCAGGTGCAATGGCTGTTTCCTCTATTGCATCAGATATTACACTTTCAACTTCTTGTGCTATTAATCCTGTTTGAGCTCCTGTTTTTCTAGCATCTTTCCATTCAAAGTTTCTTACTGTAAGAGCATTTATTTTTGCTAGTTGTCCGTCAGCCATGTTTGTTATATTTTTCTTTAATCTTTGATCTGATGTTACTGCGGTAGAACCATTAGCTAGATATGCAGTTCCATTTGATTTTCCTACCAAGTATGTAGCATCAGCTGCAGTATGGTAAACATCAGTTGCAGTTCCACTCCAACCACCACCTCTGCTTCCAATTCTGCAGCCAAGAGATGACCAAGCCATTAGTTGAATTAAAGTGTTTCCACCTTGGACTGAAAGAGAGCAGTTTGTACTTGTTCCATCTCCAGCACCATTATTATGAAATTGGAATTGGTGTGTTTCACCACCATCTTTACCTATTACTTCAAATATTCCATTAGACTTAATATTAACTTGTTCTTGCCAAGAAATTGCTACATCTGCATTAGCTGATGCTGCGCGTTTAAAATAATGACTTCCAGCATCATGGACATATTGTGTAGCAGCTCCAGTTTCAATTCGTTCCCAGCTACTATTTGAAGAAGCTCCTCTAGCTTTACCATTTTGAGACCAAGACATTTGACTATAATCTGTTGTAGCAGCCATAGCACCAGCACCTACTTGTAGTACTTTCCATGCACTATCCCATTCAGTCTCTGGAATTTTACCTATACCAACCTGTCCGGCACCATTTAAACAAAAAGCTGCTGAGCTATTATTTTCTGAACCACCACCTGCAGTCAACCACATTCTACTGGCTGATCTGCTATATCCAATGCCTCCAGCATTTGGATCAGCTGCACAACCTAACATTATCATTGAAGTTGAGTTGTCTAGACTATTTACCATAATGCATGCACCAGTTCCATCATTCATAGTAGTACCAGTACCGTTTACTTGTAATTTGTAATCTGGACTCGTAATATTTATACCAACAGCACCAGTCTGCTTAATAGCCAGTTTAGCTGTACTCCAACTTATAGCAGCATCAGCACTACCTGAAGCTGCAGTGTAAAAGAAATGGTTACCATCATCTTGCTGATACATACTTGCTTCGTCTGTAACTATATATGCTTGACCTGTTGATGAATGGTCATAAACATTATAGGTTAAATTTACTGCTGAACTTGCTGCCTGATTTGATTTACCCCACAGTCCTCCTAAACCAGCAAATTGAATACCATTAGCATCGTTTGCCCAATTAGCTTCAGGTGTTACAGCTACACCAAGAAATTCTCCATCAAAAACTAATTTGGTTTCTGCATCTAGTTCAGTAGTTGTACTTCCGATTGTTACTAATTCATTTGCTGTTGCATTATTAATAGCTGAAACTGCACCACCACCTGCATCTTCCCAAGCTACTCCACTTCCTGTTGAAGTTAGTACTTGTCCGTCAGAACCTTGTGCACCACCGACTGTTAAATTATCTGTTTCTAAAGTTCCGTCTATATCTGCATCTCCTGAAATATCTAAAGTTGTAGCATCTAATTCCCCAGCTACTGTCAGTACACCACTTGTAAGAGTTAATAAATCTGTATCTGATGTATGACCTATTGTAGTTCCGTTGACTATAACATTATCAACTGTTAAAGTTGTTAAAGTTCCTAGGCTTGTAATGTTAGACTGTGCAGCCGTTGTTACTGTGGCTGCTGTACCTGATACATTACCCGTAACATCTCCTGTTAATGGTCCTGCAAATGCATCAGAAGTTACTGTTCCGTCAAAGTATGCATTTCTCCATTCTTTTGTTGAAGAACCTAAATCGTATGTGTTATCTGCATTTGGTATAATGTGTGAAGTTAATTCACCACCAAATGATATATCATCTGAATCTGCGTCACCAATGGTAATATTACCACCTAAAACTAAGTTTCCTGAAATGTCAACATTAGCATTGATGTCTACTGTTGTAGCATTGATTTCTACTTCTGTATCAGAAGTTAAATTGAGAACTCCGTCAGCACTTTGATTGATGTATGTACCTGAGTCTCCGAATTGTAATCGTCTTGTTGAGTTTAATAGTAAAGCTGTGTCAGCTACATGAGTAAGTGATACATCTGAATCAGCTCCAAAGTTTAATACTGCTGAATCTGATTTTAATGTAACATCATCTATAAAACTCAAATCACCTGCGTTTGATACTAATTTTGCTAATTCTCTTGCTTGTGTTGTCATGTTATCCTTCCAATGTTGTTGTTATTCTTCTTATTTTATAAACCACAATTCTACTGTTTCACTTCTGTCTTTTAATTTTGTCCAATTAGTATTGGTAGCTTGTCCTTTTGTTATTGGTACTTGTCCGAGTAGTCCAATACAGTTCCATTCATCTCTTGATTCTCTGTTTGCATATATTTGTTCGCCATCAGAGTCTAGGTTTTCTACAAAATCAGGATTGAGTCTCTTTCTCTGCATTGGGGTAACTCTCTTTTCAGAAGGAACTACCCAACCATCTGGAACTCTATCAGACCAACATTGTTTATCTTCTCCATCAATTTGGAATACCCAATAGTCTACTGTGTCGTATAGGTAGCCATCATAATCATCTTTTAAATATTTACCTGTCCATCTTAGTCCTGCCGAACCACCAACTACAGAAGTACCATCTGAACCCGGTCTAACTACTCCTAAAGGTTGTTCGCTACCTGTAGCAGCTCTTACTTTTTCATTTACCAGAACAACAGTTGTACCTACTGGTATAGCTGTTCCATCTGTTGATTCAAAATACTCAGCATAGTCAAAACCACCTGTTAAGTACGAACCATCAATATCAATATCTCCATCAGCTTCAAACTGAATACAAGGGTCGTTATTAGGCACATCAACCATTCTTAGATTAACGCTATGAGTATGTAGTTGAATTGTATTACCTGAACCTGCGTCCCACATTCTAATGTGTGAAGCACCCGATGATTTTATATTTAATCTTCCATAATCTACAGTAGTACCACCAACATCTACATAATCATATCTAACCTTAAATCTAGTTAAACCAGATATATTAAAGTCCATATCATTATTGCCTTCAGGAATTTTGATTGTCCCACGACCACTTTCGGATGAAGTTGCACCACCCAATATCAATGCTTCAGTTCCACCTGTTATATACATATAGTTGTTGGTTTTATGGGATATAGTACCTGCAGTACCTTGTCCACCACCAGACTCATAATTAGGAATTGTTATTGTTCCATTAACATAAAGAGCACTCCCTGTTCCAGCATGATCAATCTGTAACCCGTGAAATGGACAATTAGGATCAGTTATATTAATTCGTGCAAGACCATTTGAAAGAGCATCATTTCTTGGAGTTGTGATTAATAATGCTTGTTCTCCTGCTGCCATTCCTTCTATGTCTAATCTAGCATCAGGACTCGTAGTTCCTATACCAACTTTTCCACCTGATTCAAATGTAACTCTAGTAGTATCAGTACCAGCTAATTCTTCCCCAAATCTTAAATCTCCATCTGTATTATCTCGCCATATTT